TCGGGCTTCGTAGTTCATCCAAAATACGACTGGCTGGGCTGTTCGCCGGACGGATTGATTGGCGAGGACGGGGGTATTGAGTCGAAATGCCCATTCAATGAGGCCGTCCATGTCCGCACCTGGCTTGAAGGCATGCCCGAGGAGCATAAGCCGCAGGTTCAGGGCTGCATGTTCGTCACGGGCCGGGAGTGGTGGGATTTCCTATCATTCGATCCACGCCAGGATGAAGACTACCGGCTGTATATCGAGACCATTGAGCGCGATGAGGAGTACATCGCGATGCTTCATCAAGAGCTGGTCCAGTTCAATCTGGAGCTTGGCAGGATGGTTGATGAAGTCGCGGACAAAGCTCGGGCGCAAGTCCATCGTTTAGGAGCCTGATCATGATCAGCAACCACCTCAGCCTGGTAGAACAGCACCGCCAGCACACCGACTCAATATCGGAACGCACTGCGCAGTTCCTGGCCTCGGGCGGCGCCATCGCCCAGTTGCCAAGCCCGCCACGCAAACCGCTGCCACCGCTCCGCTCCACCAAGATCGATCCCGAAACCGTCCTCAAGCGCCGCAAGCCGCCCATCACCCGGGCCGAGCGTGAAGCGCTGCGCAAACTCGCGGAGGCCCTATGAGCAAGCGCAAGGCGCATAACCTACAGGCACGCATCGCCAGGTCGTGCCGCTCGCTACTGGCATCCAATCACGTCGCCGTGGTCAACATCGACCCCAGCGGTCGCCAGGGCATGATCAATTACAAGTCGTTCAAGAACATCGCGCCCGGGAAGATTGGCCAGGCCGTGTGCGGCATCCCTCATCGATGGACGATCTACATGAGCGCCATGTGCATTGACGCCCGCGGCGACCGATACAGCAAGTCGGTGGAATTGGCGCCGGACGGGGTCTACCTCTCCGACCACCTGGAAGACGTGATCGAGCATTGCTACAAGAAGCTGCGCGACGAGGCCAACCAAAGCCAGATGGTGGCCTCCGGCTGGATCGCGATTCCCGAAGCGATATCGCTGGACGAGGAACACGCCGCGCAGATCTTCGAAGCGGTCGGCGCCTGGCACCAGGTGAAGGTCGATTCATGCGCCGCATAGCCCGCATCCAGCAACGCAAACGTCAAACCTGGCTCGCACTGCCGGCCAGCGGAATAGAAGAGGTAGGCCATGGCAAAGACTGTGCAGGAACGATCGGCCAAAACTGCCAGGAAGCGCGTGGCGAATGCCGAAGAGGAACTGAGGCTCAGGGTTCGCCCAGGCACCCGACAGGCCCTGGCCGACCTGATGGAGTGGTCAGGCATTACTGAGCAGGGCGAGGCGATGACGCTGATGATTCATCACCTTCATGCGCTGGGCTCGAAAGCTACATTCCTGCTTGATCCGCCGCGCCACAAAATCCAGATATCCGAAAACGTGGCGCGGGAATTCCGCAATAAAAGCCTTCTCGCCATCCAGAAAGACCCGGGCGACGAGATCATCGAACCCGCATAACTCCCCACTCCACCGCCCGGGCATGGCCCGGCAAGGACTCCCCATGCCTACAGAAAACAACATCGCCGCGCCGCTCATGGTCGAGCGCTCGACAGTCACGAAGCTGGTCATCACCGGCGCGCCACGGCTGGACCCGATCACCGTCTTCCTCGAGGACTTCGGCCGCCGCGACTGCCCGATCGAATCCGACCCGAACTACCAGACCGCCCAGGGCAAGATCACCATCAACTGCTGGGACAACAGTTGGAATGCGTACTGGGGTGGTATGGGCCCGCGCACCGTCGCCGAGTTCGTCACGAACTGCGGTTGGGACTATGTCCTGAATTGCCTGGATCGCGGGATCAGCTCAACAGTGTTCAGCGGAGACGCGCTGCACGCACTGGCCAAGAAATGCATCGTCCAGCGCCGTCGGCAACAGACCGGGCGACACGACTGGGAGCTTGGCGAACTGAGCAAGGATGAGGCGCGCGAGCTTTGGCACGACATCGACTCATTGCGCAGTATCGAGAGCCCGAACGAATGCTGGCACCAGAGCAGATTATTGACCGAGCTGTTCGGTGAGGAATGGCACTACCCGCTCGACGGCAAGGCTGTCGAAGAAAACCACAAGTTCACGTACCTGCGCCGGGTTGTCGAGGCAGTACAGCAGGCGCTGCGCCAGGAACAGCAGGCCGGCATGACGGTTGTGAATGCCCATGATCTGGTAGCGAGGGAGGCTGTATGAGCGAAGTTCACCGATACAAGGTCGTGACGATGCTTTCAGCGGCCGGCGCTACGATTGGCTACGACCCGCATGGACCTGACGTTGTGATGGCCTCCGCCTTTGATGAAGCTGCCCGTCTGTTTCTGGATGCGGCCGAGCGCTGTGTTGCCTCGGAGCGCCGGGAAAAGGAATTGCAACAGCGCCTGACCGCAGCGGATGAGCGGGCTGATTTGCTGGAGGGGTTAGTTGGTGAGGTTCTCGACGCTATAGGGCGCGAGCCTCTGGATTTGGACGCTGTGCTGAGGTTGCGTGCCCGTATGCGCGCCGCACTCAAGCCAGCAGAGGCACCGCGCAACCAGTGCGACGGATGTCAGGCCGGCATCCCAGTCGTTAACGGTGCTCACCGTATGGGCAAGCCTGACGGGTACCCGGACACGATGAGCTGCACCGCCAAGATGTATGTCGAGGAACGCCCTGACGGATGCTGCTGCCCACCAAAGGGCCACACTGGCTTATGGGCTGCTGCGCTGTGTCCAGTTCATCAAGGTCTAAGAGCGCTCAAGCGCTAAATCCCCACCTACTGCTGGTGCCTGCTGGCACTGGCACAAATGATTTGCTGAGGTAATTTATGAATAACGAAAACAACCGCAAGAGCTTTGAAATTTGGGCCGCGCCTCGTGGGTTTGTTATTGAGTCGTATCAGGGCGAAACAGGCGAATGGTTTTTCTCAGATGATGCTACTCAGCTTGCTTTTGAATGCTGGGAGGCGTCATTGCAAGATCGTGATAATGGAGCCAAGCCATGACCACCGACCAAACGATTGACGGAGTGCCGCGTGAGCTGATAGAGCGCGTGACTAAACCGCTGACCATCCATGATGATCTGACTGACCGAATCAAAGCTCGGGACGAGCTGCGCGCCCTGCTGGATGCTGAACCGGCACCTTGCGCAGAATCGCAAGTTGAGCCATCCGCCCAGCCCCATGGCGTGCCGGTGGCGTATGCCGACCCCCAAGCCTTTGATAATTTCAAGAACCTTGCGTGGCGGGGAGGCAGTTACGCCAAGGAATGGATGTGGGCTAAACCGGCGCCAGGTTTGATTCCGCTCTACACCGAGCAGCCCGCGCCGGTAGCTGATCCGCTTGCCAAAGGATTCACTACCCTGGAGAGCGACAGCGGCAAGTACAAGATCGTGACCAGCTTTGCAACGCGTGATGATGCATGGTCAGCATATCGCGCACTGCTTGGCGCAAAGCCCGCGCTGGTAGCGGTGGCGCCAGATCGTGACAGCCTGCGAGACATCATCGCCCAGGCCATCGGCGGCGACACCTACGACTGCGTGCGGGTCTGGAGCGCCTGGGGCGTCGGCACTATGTCTGATGACGACTTCATCCCGATTGTTGATCATGAAGAACGCCTTTACGAGATTGCAGACACCTGCCTAGACGAGCTGAAACGCCTCAACCCCTCTATGTAACCCCTCCCCCTTCAAAGTCAGCCGCTATAGCGGCAAGGACGAAGTCGCCCATGAAAACGGTGAAGCCCACGGAAAAACAGCAACTCGTCCTCGATGAGCTGCGCAAAATTGTGCGCCAAAACGCCTACAACAGACAAGTCACAGAGCGCGACTTCCGCATGCCGGAGTTCCGGGACGCCAAAGTCGAGGACTACGAAATCCGAGCGGACGGCAAGGTGGTGCGTAAGGACCGGTGGGAAACAGGAATCCACCAGATTAAAGGCATCGTCGGATCGATTCGCGGCGAGTTTGAAATCGCCGATGTGGTCGATGCGGTGCGAAAGCTCAGAGGCAACTGGGAAGATGCTGAGCCAGATGAAGATCCAGGCCACCAGACGATAGATCTACGCCTTTCCTGCGGGACGGTCCTGGCTCGATGCGAACGCGGCCCCGGAAAACTGCCTTTCACCTACCACTGGCAATTCGGCGATATCGACTTCACCCGCGCCGAGTTCGGCGCCGATGTCATCGAATGGCAGAAGTCCTCCGAGGCGACCGACGCAACGTCCTAACCCCAATCCCCCTACATGCCTGCCGGTGAGCGGCGGGCGAGGTATTCCTGCATGTTCGAAATAATCAAAGCCTGGTTTTCCCGCAATGTTTTCAGGGTCAACCCATGGCAAGACAAGTTCGTGATCCTCAACTTCATCGACCTCTACTACAAGGGCCAGCGTGACAGCATATTCGGCATCGCCATCGACTCCGGCGACAACGGCGACTACCCAGGAAACAAGCTGATCATCCATGTCTGGAAGTATTCAGCCTGGATCAAAATTCCAAACATCATCAAGCCTTGGGCGCAGAAGCACACATTCACTACATTGAGCCCGGAAGCTACAGCGCGACGGCTTGAACAGTTCGGGCATCTCGACTACTTCGAGTATCACGCTCGCAAGTATGGGTTCCGCCTGCAAACCCGAGGAATCCACACGAATTTCGGGCCTAGCACAATGGACTCGCAATCCGAAAAGTCTCGGTACTTCTCATTCCCTTGGCGCAAATTCGATCTGGTCCTGAATGCGCTGTGTGACGCAAGCGGCGTTGAGCATATCGAGAAGAGCAAAGGTGTTCGCCTTGACTACAAGGAAGCTCAGGCCATCAAAGACACGATGCCCCGCTATGTGTTTTTGCTTAAGGACTATGACGGCCAGGAAATACGAGCCTATTGCCATATCGAGAAGCGCGTGTACCGCATCGGTACCGGCTGGGTGAAAAAGTACTTCGGTGCACTGCGCCCTACACGAACTTTCGTTGAGCTGGATATCGCCTTTGATGGCGAGACCGGCCCCGAGAAAGGTTCGTGGAAAGGCGGAACGATTGGCACGGGCAGCCGCGCGGAGAAAGGCGACAAGCACGACGCCCAGTACCTGATTGAGAAGTACTGCGCCGGAACGCATCGCGCCAAAGGCTCCCACTACCAGATGACCTTTATCCGTCGCGAGCCTGATGCTCCATACACCAACGAGACTTACCGGAAGGCTTCGGCTGAACGCCGCGGCGAAGCTTACGTGCCGATCGCATAACTCTCCCCCATCTTCTGCCGCCCAGCGCGGCAAGGACACCACATGACCATCACCAAAATCATCAAAGGCCCACACCGCTTTGGCGGTTATTGGTGGGTCATCGCGGACTGTGGCGGCATCAAGCAGCACATGTCCTTCCGCACCGAACAGCAGGCGCGCGCCGTAGCCCCAGGGCAGGACAGCGTGACCATCCACTGAACACTCTTCCGCCGTGTGCGGTATGGAGCATCACTATGGCAACAGCCGAAAAGCTGGGCGATGAGTCCGGCCATGACAAGGTCACCGAAAAGCGGATGGCCGAACTGCTGGGCACCACGCCGAAAGCCCTGCAGCGAAAGCGAGAACGTAACATCATCCCCGCCGGCGTCTGGTCGAAGATCGACGGACGAATCATGTACAGCAAATGGAGGTACGACGAATGGCTAGAGAGCCAATGGAGCTGCCCACCGGAGTTGAGCTTGTCGGGAAATCGATCAGGATCAGGTTCTCCTGGAACAAGAAGCGGCACTGCGAAACGCTCACTCTCCCGCAAACCGCTCGGGGAATCGCAGCAGCCGAGGCTTTACGTTCTCAAGTAATACAGCTGGCCAAGTTGGGGGCGCTGACACCTGAGAAATACCGTGAGTTGTTCCCGAACAGCCGGAGCGACTCGACTGGCAACATGCCGATATTTTTCGACTACGCCCAGGACTGGCTGAACAGCCTTCAAATTGAAGACAGTACCCGCAAG